GCGTCGAGGGGCTCATCAAGCGCTGGCAGACGGTGATGGGCCTGGGGTACTGGCGCATCGATCGCACCTACTGGCAGCGCGCGGTCGATTTTCACGATTGGGGCGGCGCGCTGGCCGAGGACGATACGGTGCTTATGGCCTGCCCCGATTGGCGCTACATGCAGTGCACGATCCACGTGAACTGCGAGGCGACGGTGCAGCTCGACGATTGGGCACTCGAGCAGGACGTGGTGCACGAGCTGGCGCACTGTCACATCGACGAACTGCGCCAACTGCTCGGCGAGATTACCGACGATCTACGCGGTCATATCGAGCACGTCACCGAGGCGGTGGCCAAGGCGCTCGTGTGGACGCGGTACGAGATTGACGGGGCCTCGCGCGCAGCGACGCTACCTGTCGCGGGATGCGACGACAATAGGACGTGCGGCGGGATGCCGCAGAACTCAGGAGAAGTAACGTGAAGAATCGGTTTCTGTGGCTGACGCCCATGATGCGTTTCGCGCCCGACGGCGCCGGTGACGGGGGGAACCCGCCCGCCGGTGGCAAGGGCGATGCCGGGGCCAAGGGAGACCCCAAGCCCGGCGATGGCAAGGGCGACGACGATCCCATCGATCTCAAGGAATGGCTCAAGGGCCAATCGGAGGCGGTGCGCGCGGCGTTCGAAAAAGACACCGCCGGCCTCAAGAGCGCTTTGCAGTCGGAGCGGGATGCCCGCAAGGCGCTGGAGAAGGTCGAGACGGATCGCAAGAAGGCCGCCGACGAGGCGGAGCGCAAGCGCCTGGAAGAGCAGGGTAAGTTTGAGGAACTGGCCAAGGCGGCACGCGCGGAGGCCGATGCGGCGCAGCAAAAGCTCGGCGAGCTCGAGCCGTTGACCGAGAGGGTCAAAGGCCTCGAGGCGGTGCTGAAGGGGTATCTCGATAAGGAACGCGAGGGGCTCCCAAAGCACGTCCTGGCGCTCTTGGACAAGCTGGATGTCGTCGACCAGTTGGAGTGGATCAGCCAGAACCGCGCGGTGCTGGCCCCGCCCCCCGGCAAGGGGATCCCCTCGACGCCGGGCGCCGGCGGCAAGGGCGACCCGGGGAATCTGAACGATGAGGAGCGCCGCAAGCGCTCGTGGAGACCGAGATTCTAGGCCGGTGAAAGCGGCCTGAAAGGACGAAGCGGAATGGCGGACCTTGCTGCAGTGACGGTTGGAGAAGTGGCGGCCGTGGAAGTGATCGAGCAGTGGACCTTGCCCGCGGGCGAGGCCATCGACGCGGGCGAGGTGGTTGGCATCGACGCCAACGGCCTGGCCGTGTTGGCGGACGCGAACCCGGCGGTGACCTGCAAGGGGATCGCGATCAACTCGGCGAATCAGGCGGGAATCACGATCACCGCGGTGCGCCGGGGCATCGTCGACATTGGCGATGTGATGGACGCGATGGGGATCGGCGACGCGGTGTACATCAGTGACACCGCCGGGCTTTTGGCCGACGCGCAAGTGAACGGCGTGGCCGCGATCGGCGAAGTGGTGCCCGCCTGGGGCGCGGTCGCGGTCGACAAACTGCTGCGCATCAACGTCTAGGCTGACCAACCCCCGCGCAACGCCCGGACGGCGCCGCGGCAGTGACAACAGGAGTAATGGAGATGCCGAATACGCTGGCATACGGGTTTGTGCAACTCGAGCACCTGGCGGCGGAGCGTGTGAACGCCGCCGGCGTCGACATCATTCGCGACGCCATCGCGATGAGCGCCGAGGAATACTCGCGCACGATGAACGCGATGTTCGCCTCGATGGTGCGGCGCACCACGGATCATCAGATCCAGTTCCGCCTCCCCGGGAACGGCACGCTGCAGCCACTGGACGAGAATGGCAACCCCAAGCCGGTGATCGAGTCCGGCCACTATACGGTCGCCTTCCCGATCCAGGGCGCGGGCACGGCCTGGGGCACGAACCGCGTCGCCCGGGCGCTGATGACGGTGCAGGAGGCCAACGACTATACGTTGGAGGCCCTGCGCCGCGACAGCGACTGGGTGCGTCGGCACGCGCTGGCGGCCGTTTTTGACAACGTCGCGTGGGTCTACGACGACAAGGAGTACGGCAACCTCACCGTCGAGCCGCTGGCAAACAACGACGCGGTGGTATATGTGCGCGTCGGCGGCGCCGCGGCGGTGGATAACCACTACCTGGCGCAGGCGGCGGCGATTGCTGATGCGACCAACCCCTTCCCGACGATCTATGACGAGCTGATGGAACACCCCTCCAACCAGGGGCCGGTGGTGGTGTACGTCGCCACGAACCAGGTCGCCGCGGTACAGGGGCTGACCAACTTTGTCCCGGTGGACGATCCCGACATCATCGTGGGATCGGCGACCGATCGCCTGAACACGGTGATCGATCGCGGCATCGGCGACCAGGTGCTCGGCAAGGTTGACGGCTGCTGGTGTGTCGAGTGGCGCGCGCTGCCCGCGGGCTACCTCCTGGCGCACGCGCAAGGGGCGGGGCCGGCGGTGGCGATGCGCGAGTACCCGTCGGCGGAGCTGCAAGGGTTCTTCCCCGAGTCGTACTCCCCGGATGGCAACCTCAGTCTGCAGCGGATGCTGCGCTACGCCGGATTTGGCGTGGAAAACCGCGTGGCGATGTGCGCGATGCTCATCGGCGCTGGCGCCTACGCTATCCCGGTCGGGTTCGCAGCGCCGCTGAGCGTCTAGTCTCGACTCTGACACGACGGGGGCGGTAGCCACTCCGCCCCCGTAGGAAGGATAACAGCGATGAGCGGACGAGCGATCGGGCCACTGCGGTGGCTGCACATCCTCAAGAAACTGGTCATCGGCGGCGAGGGCGAGGTCGAGCTCGAGGCGGGCGCCAAGCTCACCCTGGGCGGCACGCAGCTCACGGCGACGGCGGCACAGCTCAACGAGGCGGGAACGTTTTTTAACGCGACGGACATCACCGCCGCGGAGGCGGAACAGCTGACCGACGGCTCGACCACGATCAAGCACGAGCACGCGCTGGCGACGGGCGCCAACGACGTCACGGCGACACTGGCGCAGATCAACAGTCTGGCGCAGTTCCCGGGCCTCGTGGCCTATGGCGTGCTGCGCGTCGCGGCGAACGTCGTCGACGAAGAGACGGTCACCATCGGCGCGGACGTGTACGAGTTCGATCGCGCCGCGGACGGCGTGGCCACCGTAGGCGCCATCGCGGTGACGGGACACGCGGACGACACCCCGACCAACGCGACCAACGCGCTGATCGCCACGATCAACGCCTCGGGCACCGAGGCTGTCACGGCGGTGGACATCTCCAACAACCAGGTGCTCATCGTCGCGAACGCGCCCGGAGTCGTGGCGCTCGATACCCTCACCGACATGACCGGGGTAAACAACGCCTGGGACGCCGCGGCGATGCACGGCGGCGCGGCCGCGGCCCTCAAGCGCGTGGTGCGCGTCGAGCACGTGGCGAACGCGGTGGAACTCGCGCTGACGCGCGTGCTGATTCCGCTGGACTTTAGCCCGGCGGCGGCCATCGTCCAGGTGCGCGTCACGGCGACGGGCGCGCCTTTTGCCTGGTCGGGCACTACGATCCTGCGGTCGGTGGAGCACCGTGTCGACCTGATCAACGCAGGCGACGCGAACGATTTCACCGCCGACCACACGATCACGGCGCTGATTTTCGAATAGACCGGCGCGACGCCGGAAGGGGCAGAGCAGAGTATGGACGTGGGGATACGAGCGGCGCGCAGTGAGCGGGCCATGCGGCGGATCGCCGTCGCGGGCGAGGCGCTGGCCCAACGTTTTTCGCTGGGCGGGCAGATGGCGGCGCTGCTCGGCATCCAGGGGCGCGACCGCGAGATTGTGGCGATGAAACAGCGTGAGGCGGTGGCCGACCTGCTGGAGGCCGTGGAAACGGCGACCCGCGAGGTCGGCCCCGCGCTGCCCCCCGACACCCGCGAGCGGTTGCGGGCGGTCAAAGGGCTGGGCCCGGCGCGCGTCGAGGAAATCCTGCGTGCGCTGGGAGTCGAGGCGGAGCCCGCTGACCACGCGGAGCCCGATGCGGAGGACTAGACGATGGCCATCCCGGGCGCCTACAGCGATTCCACCCTCAAGGCGTATATGCACAGCGTCTTGGGCGCCGTGGCCACGACACTCGGCTGGTCGGTGGCGGGCGGCCACTATGACGAGGCGGTCAACGAGACCGTAGCGGCCTACGGCGTCGACGACGTAACGACCGTCGCGGGCCGGGACAACATCCGCCATCTGCGTGCGCTGGCGCGGCGCGAGGTCTGGCGCGCGGTGATGCAGGCGACGGTGAGCCACTACGACCTCTCGACGGACGGCGCGCAACGCAGCCGTTCGCAGATCCACACGCAGGCGAAGGAGATGTTCGTGCAGTCCGAGGTGGACTGCACGGCATACGGCGACGCCTACACCGTGGGCATCGACGCCATCGCCTATGGTGACCCGTATCTGCCGCCGGAGGATGACTGATGGGCATCACCGCCGGCGAGCTGGCGTTGGAGCGCGACGACCAGGAGCTGTGGCTGCCCGACACGGCGACACGCACCCGGGCAATCGAGACACCGGACGGCATGGGTGGATACACCGAGACACCATCCACAACCACCTATGCCTGTCGGATCGCGCCAACCAGCGGTCGCGAGCTGGAGATCGCGTCGCGACTGACGAGCGCGGTGGCCTTCACCGTGACGCTGCCCTATGACGCCGACGTGGCGGCGAGTGACGAGCTCGTGGTAGGGGGGCGCACGCTCAAGATCGTGGCGGTGCTCGCGGGCGGCGCGTGGCAGACGGCGCTGCGGGTGTTGGCGGTGGAGGCCTAATGGCCAACGAAACCGAAATCGTCCTCGAGTACTCGAACTTTGCCGCGATCGGCGCGCAGATGGCGCGCGAGATCGACGCCGAGTGCGAGCGGACGGCCACGGACATTCAGGCGCGGGCAATGCTCGCCATCCAGAACCCGCCGAAAAGCGGGCGCATCTACGAGCTGGGTGAGCAGCAGATTTCGTTCAAGACCGCAAAGGGCAAAGAGGTGTCGTTCACCGCCCGCAAGGGCCAGGCGTCAAGACTGCATCAGGCATCGGCCCCCGGTGAGGCGCCCGCCACGGACACCGGCATGTTGGCGGCCAGCGCCTACACCAAGAAGGTGGGCGACGCCGACTATGAGACCGGCTTTACCGCGGAATACGCGGCGCACCTCGAGTTCGGCGCACCGAAGGCAGCGATTGCACCGCGGCCCTTTTTGCGCCCGGCGGTCGAGGCGGTCAAAGAGCGATTCCTGAGCGCCATCCGGCGCATTGTGGGGGAATGATGGGCACGATCAAAGGCACACGGGGAACGCTTCGCTTCACCCAGGCGGATGACGGCACGCTTCGGGTTATCAGCGGCATGCCGACGCCTCCGCGCTCGCGGCGGTATCGCCTGCGCCGGCGGCTCATTGCGGCGCTCAAGCGCATCGTGGGGGCGTAATGGCCGATCCAACCGCGGCCCTCGAGACGGCCATTCAGACAGCGCTCAGCCAGGACGCGACGCTTGCGGCGCTGCTTCCCGGCACAGAGCACCGCGTGACGGTGACCGACGCGACCGGGGGCACATTCACGCTCACCTATGGCGGCGCGACCACGGCGGCCATCGCCTACAACGCCACAGCGGCGACGCTCAAAACGCGCCTCGAGGCGCTCGCCACGATTGGCGCCGGCAACGTCGTGGTGACGGGCAACGCCGGCGGCCCCTGGACGGTAACGTTCGGCGGCACACTCGCCGGGTCGCAAGCCGCGATCACCGGAAGCGGCGCGCTGCTGACAGGCGCAGGGGCAACGCTGGCCATCGCGCAGCGGGCGGCGGTCTATAACACCCTCGCGCGCGACGGCGCGGCCTATCCGATGGCGGTGTTCCAGATGGTCGGCGGCCCCCCGCCGCACAACAGCCTCGGCGAGCGCAGCTACTGGGAGTACCTCTACCAGTGCCGCGTGATCACCGAGGGGCTGAGCAAGGCGGCGATCTTGGCGGCACTTTCGCGCATCGATGCGCTGCTCGAGCGGCAGGAGCTGACGGTCACCGGTGCTACGGTGTTGGCGATATTGCGGGATGCGCCACTCCCGGCCAGCGCCGAGCTCAGCGGGGGCACGGTCTACCAGCAGGTCGGCGCGAGCTGGCGGTTCTGGGTACAGGAGACGTGAGCATGGAGATAACGGTTGAGAGGCCTTGCCGTGAAGCCGTGCAAGATAATCTATGGCTTGTGCGCACGCCCTTGCCCGAGATGATCCTGCACATCAAAGGCATCGACAGCAAGTGGGATCAGGTCATCGCGCAGGCGATGATCAAGGCGGCGGTGGCCGTGTTTGAGGAGTACCGGAAGGGGATGGCGTAGATGGGCAACATCTATCACGGCACGGCGGCACGCTTCTATCACCACACCATTGATATGTCGGGCTATGCGGAGCAGGTCGAGCAGCAGCTTTCGCGCTCCATCGCCGAGTGCCGGCCCCTCAGCGCGGGCGGCGTGCTGCGCGTGGCCGGGCATCGCGACGCGCGGATCACCCTCACCGGCGGCCCGCTCGACTCGGCAGTCGGCGCCAACGACAAGTACGTGTGGGACCGGCTAGATGAGGACACCGAGCGGCCATGGGCGTTTCTGCCCGGCGGCGACGCCCATGGTCGCGTGGCCTACTGTGGCCGGGCGCACGGGGAGAACCAGCAGCGCACCGCCGGCGACGACATCGTGCGGCTGCCCGTGGCGATGCTCTCCACGAAAAAGATCGATCGCTGCATGATCCTGCGGGCCTTGGCGGCGGGGGGCACGTCGCCCGGCGCGACCTACAACTCGGCGATCGCCGGCGGCTCGGCGGCGGGCGGCGGGGCGTATCTCCTGTGCACGGCAATCTCTGGCGTAGACGCCACGCTGACGGTGACGTTTGAGGACAGCGCGAACGGCGTCGACTGGGCCACGCTCGTCGCCATGCCCGCGCTGACGGCGGTCGGCAGTGAGGTCAAAGAAGTGGCCGCCGCGGTGCGGCAGTATCTCAGGGTGTCGTGGACGCTGACGGGTACCGGCCCGGCGGCGACGTGGTTCGCGGCGTTCGGCAGGCGGTAGATCAAACGAGGCGCCCACGGCGCCAGAGGGGTGAATCATGGCAACTCCAGTGCATGGACTGAATG